GGATTGAACCGCCACCGCTTGATGGAAAACTTATTTTGATGCGACCTGAAAAGCCTGCACCGTTTACGCTATCAATGGCAAGACTTGGGTCGCTTGCAACGGCAATCCATGATGTATCATCAATCAGTAAAGTGAATGAACCAGCCGTGTCATTACGATTGGCTATGGTCAATGGTATGGCTGTGGGTGTTGGTGTGTAATCACCAATATCAAATGAAAGCCCATAACGGGAATCTTGCACATTGGTTAGTGTTCTACGAATAATTTGCGCGTTTATAGTTGCGCCAGTCAAACTAACAGGGGAAACGCCATCTTCTGCTGTTAGCGTTAAATTCCAAAAGGTCTTTTGTTGATAAACTAATTCGCCAGTTATGCACGGATTATCAAAACCCGAAACTTGGGTAATGCTGTTTTTGTTAAATACTGCCATGTTTTTCCCCTACAAGGTAATGACGCGCCGATGCCCTCACCGAACGCGGTCTTATTTTATCTTATAGGTTCTAACTATTGTATAACTAATTTAGTTATGCAACAAATTAAATTGCTGTAATTGCTTTTAATTCATCCAATGATTTTGCACTATCAGCAAGTTTTGTAATATCGCGCAATCTTTGTTTTTCAGCAACAACGGGTGAAGTGTCTTGTCCATTTTCCAATGCGCGTTGAAACGAAACATCCTGTTCAAGCAACAATGGTGCGCGTTCTTCGCGTAACCTTGTCTTTGTTATTTCTTTTGCTTTATCAAAATTTATAGTAATCATTCTGCATACTCCCAAGCATCCCTAAATGTTCTGTCTGACGGAATGTCAGTTGTGTTTACAATTTTAAATTTAACATTTTTAGGTAATGTTTTAATTAAATCTTCAATAGTATTTGTTTCTAAAAATTCAGCAGTTGGGATAATTACCGCAACACCGCCATCATCTTTTTTATAAATAATTCGCTTCATATTATATCCTATTCAATAACATTGACCATAACATACAATGGGTCGCGATATGCGTTATTTTGACCTGTAACTTCAGTCCAAATTTGAAATTCATTGACAGTTGGCGTAAACAAACTTCCGCCATGATAATTTACTTCTGCGGCAACGCAATACATATCACTAGCCGTTCCCGATGGCGTTGCTGTAACAATATAATCAACTGTTTGCATTGCCACCGTCATATAAACAGCATATCTGCCAACACCGTTATCAGTAATGTATGAAACATTTTTACTGCCACGAATAGCAACCGTTCCTGTTCCATTAAAGTTTACAAAAGCCCTTGTTGAATAAGATGGGGCTGAACCTGAAGCAGTTGATAGTTTTGGTGGATTTGATGGTGTAGAACTAACCCATGATGTTCCATTACTTACCAATGAATTTCCGCTAGTGCTTGGTGCAACAAATTGAATTGCACCTGTTCCATTGCCAAGCATTACATTATTAGCCGTTAATGTTGAAGCCCCCGTTCCACCATTGGCAACAGGCAAAATGCCCGAAACGGCTGTCGTTAAACTTGCCTGTCCGTTGGTGTTTACTTTATTTCCAAATTGTGAAAGATTATATGCCTGTGTCATGTTTGTTCCTATGCCGCACCACTTGATGCAAAAGTTTGTTGAACCAAAGTTGTTGTTGAATTATCAGGTGTAATTGTAAGTGTATAAGAATTTGTCGCAGTTGCATAATCCGATGTTAATCTTAACAAACAACCATTCGCATAAAGATTAAAAGCATTTGAATTATAGTTAAATGAATATAACGCGTTTCCTGCAACCGTATTTGTTAAAACATTTGCAATGCTTCCACTTGGTTGGTCTAAATTACTTCCTGAAAATTGAATGATTGTCATTTTACCTGTTGCTGACGCAGGAAAGTTTGTTATTGCGCCACTTATTAAATCGTAATCCAATTCATTAACTATTGTTCCGTTTAAAAATGGCACTTCATATCCACTATTAAATGCCCATGTTGTTGGCAAATAAGAATTAGCGGCTGTTAAATCAAAATTCCAACGGCTAAATACAGGATAAGATGAACTTGCCGCGCGATAACGATAAATTAAAGCCCCTGCGCTTGCGGTTGGGTTGGTTGTAAATGTTATTGTTCGGGTTGTGTAATTAACCGCGCTGACTGTATATTGCGTTGGTGTTCCTGTATTTGCAAAAGTTATTTTATCGCCTGCATTTATTAGTTGATAAGGCATTTGGCTTGCTGTCCAAACCATTGTGTTTGTTGATGTTGATTGAACAGATAAAAATGTTGGTTCATAAAATTCGCCACTTGAAACAGCACGCATTGAAAGGCAAGTAATAACATCGCCTGTCGTTGCCCCAACGCTTAATGTAAAGGTTGTGCTTGTTTCGGTATATTCGCTAGTATCAAGTAACAGCCCATTTTGAAAGATTAAATCTTGCCCTGTTTTATACCCTGACACCCTTGCAGTTGGGGTAAATACAGTTTGACCGCTTGTTGCTGTAAAGAATTGTTGATTAAAATAAAATTCATCGGGCGATGTAAATCCAACAACCCGACCAAATCTATCAACAGATATAAATGCCGCCGAACCTGTTAAATAAGTGCCTTCAGGAATTTGTGGCAAAAACACTTCAAGTGTTGCCGTTAAACGACCATCGTTGGTGTTATCAATAGCAAGCGAACCTGTTGATGGACTTCCTGTTACAAATCCATTTTGAATAACTTGACCTGTTGCATGGTCTAAATCAATGGCGTTTGCATAAGTATTAGGGGCGGCTTCCGTTGGGTCTAATGCCGACCATAAACGAATGTCAAATTTGTTTGTTGTTGCAGGCACAAAAATACCTGAACTAGCAGAACCATTTGCATAAACAGCAAAATCGGTATCAAACGCAAAACGGCGGTTTCCATAATTGATAAAGACAAGATATTTGTTTGTTCCAAATGTCGGGTCTGCCAAATACCATTTATAGTCGCTTGCCGTTGTTGATGGGGATAATGGCGTTTCCGTATCATTTGTTTGTTCTAATAAGCCATAGTATTGTTTATTTGTTGGACTTAATGAAAAACCTGTTCCCGTTTGCGTGTCTGCAAATGCAACGCTTAACCAACGATTAGTAAATTGAAATGTGGTTGGTCGCCATTGCAAAACATTTGATGCTAATGAAAAATTACTTGTTGCAATGTTGTTTACCATGCGACTAAAAAAATACCAATTACCAGCAGGGATGTTAAAAAGTTGAACAGGTGGCAATAATTGACTTTGACCATAAGGTTGCCCACTTGCGGCAATTTCAGTTGTGCCTGCAAAAATTCTTTGTGCATCGGATGGAAATTGATAAAACGAATACCAAACTTCGGCATATTGCGTAACGCCCTTACTTGATGATGTAACATTTACATTAAATGCAGGATTGGCGGCATTTTGTAAAATTCCCGAAACAGTTGGAACAGGTATATTGCCAAAAGTTGTTGGTGAACCTAAACCTGAATTTGGGCTTGGTTGAAATTGGGTGATATTTACATCATCATAAACAGCACCATTAAATTCAGTCAAACTTAATCCTGCGGTAACTTGACCGCTATCACTAAACTTTTGTGTAACTTTAGTAATTCTAAATTGTTTTGCAACCCAACCATAATTGGCATTAGTAACAGTAACTATATCGCCAGCATCTAGTTGTAATCCTGTGTAATCTATATCTACTTGCATTTGCAAATCTTCACGCGCCGCTTCTAAAAAACGATTGGCTATGTATTGCGCTTGCACATTGTTATTGCATAAAACTAGGCTTACAGATTGTTTATTTACGGGTTCATTAGGAAATAATAATGCAGGGTTAACAACCGACAAATCAAAAGTTGCGCTGTTAAATCCATCCTGCGTTGTGCCATCGGGAAATTTAACTTCAACAATGTTAAATGAATTGGCTAAATCAATAGGGCTAATTTGAATTGCTGACACCATGTTGCTGTCGTTTATGTCCATAGCAATAGTGTTGGTTGGCTTTTGAACTATAACGCCCCATAGCGATGTAATTTCAGAATAGCGAATTAAACAATCGCAACAATCAGCCATGTTTTGCAAATTGACCATTATTTTTTGATTAGTATCTAATGTGCCATTAAACTTAAATCTTGGTTGTGTGCTAGTTGCGCCATTGTAATCAGTATAAGTGAATGACGCGTTTGAATATGTATTTAAAGCAGTAATGCTTGCGGTATCAACATTGGTAATATCTATTGCCGCACCGTATCTTGTGCTAGTTAAATAATCCTGTATGCAATCGCCTGCTGAATTTCGCGGACTATTTACTTGAAATTTTGTTTGATTTAACGCAACCAAATTTCTTGATTGGCTATATTTAATATGAACAATTGCAAATGCACAATCACTCATTTCCTTTGAACTATCCCATGTGTAAACAAGACCTGTCGTTTGCATAACCGAAATAGCGTTTGTTGATGTATTTGATGGATTGCTTGAACCATTCCTATAAAGCCAAATATCTAAATAGCCTGTAACATCTTGCGTTTCGCCTGTGCTTTCATCTAACAAGCCTGTAACTAATTCGCCACCACCAACTTGCGTAACCGTTCCCGAACCAACATTGCCTTGCCCAAGATAATTATTAACGCCAACGGCTGTTGCTGTAAATTGCAATCCAACTGTATTTGATGCCGCACCAAACAATGTCCAATTAGTTGAACCAATAGTTGTAATTGTATAGGTTGTTCCAATATCTAAAGCATTGGCATGAATAGGCGCATATCCACCAAAGACACATTTTTTTCCGCCAAAATAAACATCGCCAAAAGTATAAACATCGGGCGTGTTTCCGTTTTCGCTATTGGTAACTTCGCATAATGCTAAAACATAATAAATGTCTTGATTGTCTTGTGAAATGCTTAAGTCAACAATTGTTCCGCCAATATACGCAGAACCATAAAGAACTGGCAATTTGTTGTCGCCAGCAGGCGGTATTTGTTGGCGATTACCAGGGTTTGGTTGTTCTTGACCGCCCACGCTTGGCATAAGAACTTTTGAAATAATCATTGTTGCAACCATGTTAATTGCAAAGGCTGTAATCATTCCTGCCGTTGTTGCTAAAAACGCTGTTGTTAAAACAAGCGATGCAACAGCAAACGCTGGCATTGAACAGGTAAACCAAATTATAAAAAGCAGTAAAAATTTAATCATTGCATCCAGCCTTCTTCTATTTTAGTAAACCCAAACTTTTCATATTTAATATCAGGGCTAGTAATCATTTTGTTCATTGTAAACAATTTAATTCTTCCCTCATTTTTTAACTTATTAGCGTGCAACACATACGCGCTTAAAAGCCGATAACCAACGCTTGTGTTTCTATTTTCAGGCTTAACATACCAAGCCAATTCGTATAATGCAAAAGTTTTATCGCACCATATTGTTGGTTGAATTACGCCAATAATCATGCCAACATTTTCTTCAATATATATTACACCTTGACCAGCAATAAGCGTGTCTAACAAGCGGCTTATATATTCAACATTGTTTAAATCTTTATATTGCTGAATAGGACTTTCATCCCTAAACATTCGCATCAAATCCATAATGCCATCTTTGTCAAACTTGTTGGCTAGGCGTATCATGTTTTGTATGCTTTTTTGTCTTGGCTTTTTCCAAAGAAATAATTGATTGATTGAATATAATTTACACGATTCATTGATGTATCACCGGGGCTAAAAAATTGCCAAGCATTGTCATTGGTAAATCGCCCTGCCGTTCTGTTTTGCAGAATAATTTGTATGCTTGATGCGGCAACATTGATTGTGCCAACATACATTCTTAATTCTTCCATCCATTGTTCGCTAAGTGCAAATGAATTTATGTAACCTGTAAAAAATTTATATAAACCACCTGTGCCACCTGTTGTAATCAAAGCATTATTTGTGTCAAAAAAACCATGCCACATTTCAATCTTTGAACCTTTAATGTTTTGACCTAATACCCAACCAAGCAATGCTGTATCAATCCCAACAAGCGTAACTGTTGTTTCATTAGCGGTTGATTTAATATCGCGTTGAACTTCACCTATTTGCACCAAGGCTGATAATCCATTAAACGGATTTGCATCTACGGCAGGAACAGTAATGGCATAAGGGGCTGTTGAAAATAACGAAACCGTTGTTACGCCAGCAACCACCGTTGTAACGCGCACAAAGTCCGCTAGGCGAATGTTATTTGTATTCTGTAACGGTGCTATTGTTTGCATTATAAAACCGCTTCAAACGCTTTAAAATTGCCGTTCCATGAAATAAAACTGTCATTAGTCATTGGAACTAATGTATAAGTTGGATATTCACGCAAGATAACGCAAAAGGTTGTGCCTGTAAATGTGCCACCGCCTAAAGCAATGGTCGTTCCATATTGACCTATTACTGCATTAACAGGGCTTGCTAATGTCGCAATTAAATTGCGATGAACAGGAATGTTTACAGTTGTTCCACTACCGCGCAACACATCGGCGGTTGCAATATAAGCATAACGACCAACTTGGCAAAAATCACCCGTGCGAACTATGTATGTGCCGCTTGAAACTGCTGGCAACGCACCTAGAACAAGCGTTTTATTTGCGCTGGATGTCTGCCATTGGCAACCACTTATTTGACCGCTAGAAAGCCCCCCTTGATAAGCAATATAATTTACCCATCCAGTTGAACCAAAATTTAGATATTGTTCAGTTGCTTTGTCGGCTTCACGCAATGCGCTTAACAATGGGCGGTTTTGGCTATAAAGCAAATATGACATTGGCTTAATGTCAAACCCAAAAGGTTGCACGGTTAAAACTTCCGATGTGCTTATGCGTTGGTTGCGTGAAACCATTTGCCCAACAAACCGTTGGTCATTTATGCCAACCGATTCAGCAACAGATAAAATTGTATTTAATGTTGTCATATCTAATTACCTTGATTGTGGCAAACTGCGTGTTGCAGATTGATTGGCGGCAAATATAGCGTTCTTGTTTTTAGCAAGAAATTGAACACCACTTTGCGTATCAATCGCACTCATATTTTGTATTACCGTTCCATTATAAACAGTTTGTGGCTGACTGCCCATCATATTACCTAAAGCATGATTAGGAATAACTGTTCCTGAATTTCTAGGCACAATCAATTCAGCACCGCGTTCGCCTACAATATAAGGACTGTTTGCATTTATGTCGCCGCCGTCTGCCCTAAACATTCCGCTAAGAAATCCCATAACACCTGAACCTGTTCCTGCACTTCCCAACGGGGCTTCACCAATAATCCCACCAAGACCACCGCCAAGCATTCCAAATATGCCACTCATTTGCGCTTGCATAGACATTCGCAATAAATCTTTAATCATGCTTGAAACTAAACTTCCGAATGAAAGTTTACCTGTTTCAACAAATCTATCTAATGCGGTATTCATGCTATTAAACATTGTGTTAAATGCTTCAGCACCTAAAGCCGCACTATCTTGCGACCTTTCAACAAAGTTGTTATAGGCTTTGTTCCATCCGGCTTGGAAAGTATTTTGCGCCCTTGCATTGGCTTCTTCCGCTTCAATGTTATTCATGCTTGCAATAGCAAAGTCATAAATTTGTTGGTCAGTTTCTAAGCCTTTTTCTTTTTTATCCAAGATGGCTTGTTGCAAATCATAATAGCGCAACGCTAATTGAACTTGTGTGTCGCTTTGACCTGCCATTGATTTTTCAATGCCTAATCTTTCGGTAGCAGTTTCAAGGGTTTTAATTTCCAGTTTGTTTGCTTCACGCGCATCGTGTTTAAGTTTGCCTTTTTCTAATTCGGCTTCCATTGATAATTTCTGATAATTCAATTCTGCAAGGGCTAAGTCTTTTGCCGTTGCCGCATCTATCATGCGCTTTTTCAAGGCTTCATCTTTTACCTTGTCATAAGCCCCACCTTTTTCAAATTCTAAATTAAGTTTTTGAACTTCGGTTAGGGTCTTGCCCATGTTTTCTGTTTCAGACTTAGTTAAAATAAGTTTGCGTTCCAAATCTTCTTTTTGTTTTTTTACTTGGTCTGCATACTTTTCAGCATCTTTAATTTTTTGTCTGTCGGCTTCCGCTTGCTTTGCTTCATTGTTAGCAATGATTTTATCAAGACGCGCAATTTCTGCTTTACGGGCAACTTCATCTTTAGCCAATTCATCTTTTGTTTTAATTGGGCTAGTGCGTTGTTGTAATTTTAATGTGCCATCATAGTCTTTAAAACCATCATCTTTAGTTGGCTGAATTAAATCGCTTGAACCGCCAAACACATCCGTTAATGTTTGTTTACCTTTGTTTCCACTTGCTTGGTATTTAGACAAAACAGAACCATCTTCAAACAACCCTGCCAATTCTTTCCTTGCCGCAACCAACATTCTTACAAAAGTTTCAGCACCTTGCGCCCACGCTTTAAATGCGCCGCCCAATGATTCCGAAAAGCCTGCCTTCATGTTTATAAAAATGCGGTCAAGTATGTCAAATGCTTCGCCTGCTTCTTTAAATGCTTTACCTGTTCCTTCAAACGCGCCCTTAGTTTTTTCTAAGTCGGCGTTCATGCCTTTAATGTCTATGCCTTTAATGGCTTTGCCAAACAATTCCATTGCCATCGCATTGCGTGTCATTGGATTTTCTATTTGGGCAAGACTGTTTAGGGTTTTTCTAAACAATTCATCGGGGCTTAATTTCTTAATGTCAGATATTGAAACGCCAAGTTTGGCAAATGTTTCTTCGGCTTTCTTATTGCCTGTGCCGGCTTCGTCAAGTTTGTTGGCTAATGATGAAAATAGTTTGCCTACATTTTCGGCTTCACCACCATTAAGGGTTAGGGCTGTGGATAATTCTAAGACTGTTTCAACAGCCACTTCATTGGCTTTGGCAACATCATTGATTTGGTCGGCATACTTTAATGCGGTAAGACCAACCGCACTTAATGATGCGCCAGCCACGGTAGCAAATTGTTTCAAGGCATTATTAGCGATGCCTAAGTTTTTGTTGAACTCGGCTGTATCAAGTCCTAAAACTACGCCTAACCTTGAAATAATTGACATTATCTAACCCTTTTCAAACTTACTTAAATCAAACCCTTGCGCCTGTGTCATAAATAATAACAGACTATCGTTTGCAGGCAATTCTTCATCATCATAAATGTAGGCATAACAATTACCTAATATGGATTTTACAGTATAAGGTGGCGTGTTTGCACCCCTTAAATAATTAAAAACGCCAGCGGTTAAACTTGCTGAACTTTGCAACAATCCATGATTACCTATAATTCCATCTGCATACATAACCATGATTTCAGACATAGTTATTTCATCCAATTCGGCAATACTATCTTGCGTGTGTCCGTTGAAAATCATTGCCGCCTTAACTTGCGTTCGCAACGAACCTATTACTTTTGGCGCGTTTCCTTATAGTCGGTGCTGATTGTTTCCCTGATTTTATCTAGGAATTGCAGTTGCACGGCAAATGGAAAATCTTCTTCAATGTCGGCATAAGTTAAATCTTCAAGGCTTGCCCCTGTTTCCGGTATAAGCAATTTCATATATTCAACAATACCATGCTGAACGCCAGCCTTTGTCCTTGCTGTTTCGCGCATTGAACGACCATCAACGATTACATCATCATTGGTAAATTCAACACCATCGGCTTTGTTTTCTTTACTGTTACGCAAGTTGGTTGTGATTTCTTGAAAAATCTTTTCAACATCATCTTCGTTTGGTGTTTTGTAATAAGCAAAAATTGCTTCTATTTCACCGGCTGTTGGAACGCGAACTTTAAAAGTGTGGTCGCCTAAAACGAATGTGCGAGTAAGAATTGAAAGTTTGTTTTCTTGATATTTGCTACCTAAAGCATTGCCTAATTTACTCATATATTTTTCGCCTTATATTGTTCTATCTTTTGTTTTAAAATTTCGCCAAGCCTTGATATAACTATGCCGGCGTTTGATTCTAATGCTGGTCGCATAAATGGTTGTGCCGCCATTTTAGCCGTTCCAAATTCATTGGCTATTGCACGACCATCATAAATTATGCCTTTGCTGGCATAAAACTTTTTGGCTTCTTTTCTTTTCATCCCTACGGTTTGTTTTTTTAACTTCTTAGGAATTGGTTTTGTTGTAACCATTGCAATGACTGAATCAGTCTTTGAAACATAAAGCGAACGCTTGTCGTTTCTAGTTGGTCGCCTTGCAAAAATTGACAATGAATTTTTTAAATGAAGTCCTGTGTGGTCAGGCGAATCGTCATAAGGTGCGTCTTTTTTTGCCGCAGTCAATACGGTTTTCATTGCTTCTTTTGCCGCTGGAATTAGAACTTTTGAACGGGCTTTTTTATCGCCAATTTCTTCTTCCAATAACCTAAACACTTCAAGCGTTTCGCTTAATCCGTTGATTGCAAACTTGGTTGTGTTTGTGCTTCTTGACATTATCTAACCTTAATGAAGCCTTGGTAAATCGCATCGTTTAAGTCTTTGACATAATCAACAACATCCTGCGGCGACATCTTATCCGCATGGTGCTTTGCAATTTCATGCACTAAGTTTATGCCGGTAACGCGCTGTTCAGAAAAGCCAAACCAATCCTTTTTTTCGCTTGCCATTTTCATAACAAGGAAACCAAGTAAATCGCTGTTCTTATTTATTTCTGTCATATCTTATCCTTTAAAAGCCCTGCAAGTTTCCAAGCAGGGCTGACTTCATTATGAATTTGACCAACCGTATTGATTGCCGCGTGGGTGAATAGTAAATAAACACTTGGCTTCAGCACCTACCGCTGAATCAATTTGGAAATTGCCTACACGCGCATTGAAAGCATAAGCAACGGTGTTTGTGCCATCATAAGCAGAAACAACAAATGTCCTGTCAACCGTGCCGTTGTATGAATCAGCGCGTATTTGTAGCAACGCGGCATCGGATGGATTCCAAGCGGCTGTTATAGACATTGAAGTTGGTGCGTTTTGAACTGGTATTTTATCCCCTTGGCGACTGCCTGCAACGCCGAATGAAGCAACCGCATCATCCGCGCCGAATGCTGGAACATTTTCAACCGGAACTGCCATGCCAGCCGCGCCTGTGCCACCTGCCGCTGTGCCAACGATTGTTGCAACTTGGGCTGTCCATATAGCCAAGTTTGCTGTTGTGAATGGTGTTGGCGTTGCCGCTGACTGCATCCATAGTGCGGCTGAAAAGCCGGGTAATACTTTGTTTGGTAATGCCATGTTATATCCCCTTAATTAAGCGTTGTTTGACCAACCGTATTGATTGCCACGCGGATGGATGGTGAACATACATTTCGCTTCAGCACCAACGGCAGAATCAATTTGAAAATTACCTACGCGACCATTGAACGCATAGTAAACAATGTTTGTGCCATCTGTTGCGGCAATAACAAAGGTGCGGTCAACTGTGCCATTGTAAGAATCGCCACGGATTAACAATAATTGTGCATCAGAAGGATTCCATGCCGCTGTGATTGACATGGATGTTGGCGCATTTTGCACCGGTATTTTGTCGCCTTGGCGTGAACCAGCAACACCAAATGAAGCAACAGCATCGTCAGCACCAAACGCAGGGATGTTTTCAACTGGAACTGCGTTGCCTGAAATTGCTATTGGTGAAACGCTTGCCACTAATGAAAGTTGCGCTACTGTCAACGGTGTTGGTGTTGATGTTGGTTGCATATATAGGGTTGCACTAAAACCCGGTAAAACTTTATTTGGTAATGCCATGATTAAAATTCCTTTTAAATAGTTAAAAATTTCTGTCTTATTATGCTGGAATGTCTAATGTGCAATCCAAAAATACATTAAACAAATCAATTTCATCATCATATCCATGATACAACATTGTTACATCCGCTTTGGATATATTAAATCCATGCGTTGTGCCAAACATCCCTGAATAGCCATGCAATGATTGAAGCAAAGTATTTGTCAATGCCAATCCGTCTGCCATTCCAGTTTGTAAGTTAGAAGTGAAAATGCTTATTTGGAATGTCGGTCTATCAATACCCTTGTTGGTCTGATAGCCTGTATAGACATCTTGATGAACATTCCTTAACTGCCATGTAACAAACTTTGGTTGTGTTGCAAAATTCCTGTTGAACAATGAATACACGGGAACAGGTGAAAATATACTTGTCAACTGTTCTTGAATTGCTTGTGCATATTGCGTTATGTTATTTTGTGTTGTCATCTTATACCTTTGTCGCCGGGTCTGAACGGTAGCACATAACAGTTACGGACATTCTATCATTGGATTCAATAGCATCCGTAACGCGCCAATCTTGACCATTCCATGTGAATGAATAAAGATTTTGGTTAATAACTACATCGCGAACCCAAGGCGTGTAATTAAATTTGAACTGAATCAAATCAGAATAAACACGATACTTTTCCAAGATTGCAACCGAATTTCTTACGGATGAAACCAATGGTCGGCTTGTAAATTTTTTTGTTATTACAGTATTGCCTGAACCATAACTGTCTATCGCAAATGTTAGTGTGTTTACATCTACATTTTCAAATCGTGCGATGCCCATGTTAAACCCTTACATTACCAAAGGTTTATAAGGGCGCAATAAAGCATCAACGCCAAACGGTATTTTTTGTAATGCTGTTGATGTTGTATCACTTCTATTGTTATATAAGTGTGTCAATAACAACAAGCCAGCCTGCTTAATCACCGGATATTGCGACAATATGCTTGGGCTTACAGTATATTCAACAACGATTGGCGATGTTCTAAAAGTGCTTATATTAGATGGAATGCCACCATTTAAAATCACCTTGTTGCCAGTTGCGTCATAGTAATAAGTTGAAGTCGCTAATGTTTCAAGAATGCTTGGCGTGTCTGCATTATAAAACTTAACACTATTGATAACGGTTGCGTTTTGCGAAACTTCAGGCAAATCTAAAAACATTGGCGTGTTGTATTGTGAACTAATGCCGTAATAAGTGCGAAAAGTAATCGGGAAAATAGGCATCCCCAAGTAATCTTCAATGTGCATACGAACTGCATATTCTAAACTTTGCAAATAAGCATCTTGCGATTCATCTTGAAACAAGTTTAATTGATTTGTTATTTCATCAAGTGTTAGCCAACTTGTGTTTAAGGCACGGTTAATCTGTTCAATTTTTTCATAATTGAAAGGGTTGCGTGTCGCTGAATATGCAACTTGTCCGTATGCGGTATCACTCATTTTTACACACCTTTTAAGAACACACCTGCAAATGGGTCGCGCACGCTACTAGCCATACGGCGTTCGCAATAAAGAACTACCGTGCCGGGCTGTGTTTGGTCAAAGCGTTGGATTGTCATTTCTTCGCCATCAACGATGGTTATAAATCTATCCCAATTTGCTAACACTAATGGTATTGCGCCAACAGCAGGTTCGGCAAGGTATGGGTTAGGGATAACAGGGAAGCCAAACATATAGCCAACTGCCGCGCCATCATCATCACCAACTTCTAAGAACAAAGGCAAACCGGCAGTATTTTTTAACTGACGAATTGAATTGATTAAAGTTGGGTGAATGTGCCAAGCAGTTGATGGCAATGACCAGTATTGTGCTGGCAACGCATTAACAATGTCAGTAACCATATTGTAATCAATAGTTGTTACGCTGTGGCTAATTGTTTTAATGGTGTGCAACCCGTTTGTAATGGCTGTGCCACTTGTGCCATAAGCCGCAGTTGTGCCTGTTGTATAGTTTACAAAACCACGCAAACCATCTGTGCCACCTGTTGTTAATGTTGTTGAACCTGATTGGTCATCATTGATTGCCATTGATGCGGCTTCAACAGCCGAAAATTCTAGCATTAAATCTTGAACAACCGCTTCTTCTAAGTTGTTTATGTCATCTAGCACCGCACTACGAATAGGCAACTGTGCTGATATAACACGCATTGGCAATTGCCAAAACGATGTTGCAATGTTTGGTGAACCACTATTAGGGTCAACCGTATATCCAAAAGGATTTGTCGCGCTTGTAGCGTTACCAGTTTTGGCAACGAATTGTGCGGCAGAACCTTTGCCAACTATTTGGCGTGAACCTTGACGGAAAGGGTTTGCGTAACGCAATGCGGCAAAAGCATCATCAAAATAATACTTACCACCAATGCCTAAACCGCTACCTGTTAAATCCGATGCTTCGTTTACTACTTGGGCTTTTTCGGAAAACTTTACCATTGACTTTCCATCAATCAACGCTTCCTTAATGCCATTTAAAATCTGTTCAGTCTTCATGGTTTTGATTCCTAAAAAATTAAAAAAAGGGGATGGGCTTGCCACCCCCAATTTTCACCGATGTTATGGTTTTGTTACTGTTGCTGTTGAACGATAGCGAATAATACTATTGCAGTCAACGATGGAAGAAGCCACACGCTTTTCGCCAAAAAACACAATTGAACCCGGTGTCGTTTGGTCGTAGCGGCGCAATACCATGTTCAATCTATCAACGATTGCAAAGGCTTTTGACCAATCACCAAAATACATTGGATATAGGCTGTCGGTGCTTGCAGTTGAAGTGATTGAAGGAACATCTAGGTATTTGTTGACTACTACATCAAAACCAAGCAATGAACCAACAATGCCGTCTGTGCGTGATAAACCGTCAATGTAAATTGGGCGACCATTTGTGTCAGTTAAACCACGAATTGCGGCAAGCATTAACGGGCTAATCATAAATTTAGCAGATTCAGTCCAGTATTGTTGTGGCAATGCGTAAATGAAATTAACAATATCTTTGTAATTTACATTGTTAGTAATGGTGTTGCCATTGGTTGTCAATTGGTCGTAAGTTGCAATGCTGTGTAAACCAGCAGATGAACCTGTGCCGCTTGTGCCAAATGACGCTGTTGAAGTTTTGCCGCCTGTGTAAGTTGCATTAGCACCCGGATATTGATTTAAACCGCGTAAGCCGTTTGAACCGCCGTATGGTAATGTGGTCGCACCTTGGTCATTGTTCTGCACCATTGAAAGACCTTCACTTTCCGAAAATGAACTAAGCATGTCTGAAACAATGTTTGCTTCCAAACCGTCAATGTCATCTAAAGCCGCTGTTCTAACTGGAAATTGCACATTCAAATCTTGCAAGTTTAATTGCCAAATGTTTGTGTTTTCAGTTGTTGCCGCAGTATTGTTGACAACAGGATAGCCCCAGCCTTCACCCGGATTGCCAACACGCGCACGGAATTGATAGGTAGAACCGTCAGTTGTTACATTACGACCAACACCACGCAAAGGGTTAGCCAAACGCAATGGTGTAAATACAGGGTCATAAGCCGTGCGACCACCGATACCTGCACCTGAACCAGTTAAGGCAGACGCTTCTTTCATAAACGCTTCGTGTTCTGATTCATCAGCAAACAAAGCAAATTCTTTTTCAAGACGGCTGTTGCCTTTGTAGAATGAAGACAATGCTTCTTTAACGCGTTTATTAACATCAGCACCAACAGTCTTTTGAACTTTGATGATTGATGGGGATTTAATATCAGCAACTTTTGCTTCTAAAGCCGCAACTTTTTCTGCAAATTCTTGGGTTAGTTTTTCTTCAACAGCCGCTACTTGCAATGCAACTGCTTCGGTAACTTTTGCAATTTCAGCAGTATTTTGTGCTTCAATAGCGTCAAGTTTTTCAATGATTTCTTTTGACATGATTTATCCTTTAATTCTTTGGTTAAGTTTTTTTAACAAATCGCGTTCCGCAAGTGCGGCAAGCAATTCGCTGTTGGCGGCTTCCGCTTCAGCATCACGCCGAACCGTGTCGTTTTTAAGGGTAACTGTTTCGCCAGCATCACGCCGACTTTCCAATACGCCCTTAAATACAGAAACGGCAACCGCCGCATTCTGTTTTGAAACCCCTGCATCACGCAAGGCAGATTCCAAATTTCTTGGGTTAATCGTGCCATCTGCTTCAAGGCATGATTCTAGTTTTCTAATGTTTGCTTCTAGGTTGTTTGGTTGCATAACGATTGACACTTCGCGCAAACCACCTTTAGTTATTTGGAAATAACCTTCGTCTGCCGCAATACCAGCATCAAGCATATTGCCTTCAGCATCAACCATGCAGTATTCGTCAGCGTATGCGCCAACTGAAACACCACCAACCATGTTTGGCGATTCCTTCATTATAGTATAAAGGTCTTTGCCAACGCTTGTGTTTGTAAACAAACGACCTGTGCCGGACATACCTTTGTCGTCAAATTCAAATGAAGTCCATTCACCAACAGGCATTGATTCGTCATTGTGTTGGAAATACATCGGCAAGGGCTTTCCTGACGCTTCTAAGGCTTTTGCCCATTCAAGGAATGGTTCAGCCTTATAATTAAATTTACGCCCGTCTGCGCCGCTTCTTGCCCCCCAAGTCGTAAATTGCGCTTCAATCGTTCCGCACATTTCCGCTTCATCGGCACTAACGCCTAAAGCGACTTCGCTTTCATAGTAAAACTTCACATCTTTAGTCATGGATATTAACCCCTTTGTTTTTTACACCGTTTTGATTAAGCGGCAATGTAATGCGTTTGTCAGCCGCTTGTTTCATTTGAACGGTCAATAATAATAACCTTAATTCCTTCAAATCTTTTTTTGTCATTTATGCTTTACCTGCTTGACCTGTTTTGCCAACGCTTGATGTGTTGCCGCCGCCGCCAGTATCTTGTGGGCTTGTGCCTGCGATTGCTGTTGCAGGTTTGCTTGTATCTTTTAATTCATCGCCGCCAGCCTTGTTTGGCTTGCCAAGATATTCACGCGCTTCATTTGGCGTAAGTAAACCATTGGTAACGCCAGCAACCGCCCAATTCATTTGGTCTAACGGTGCGCCTTTTAAGAAATCATCGGTTTGAAATTCAATGCAAAGGTTTGGATAACCTTGTAACAAACTTGCTTTTAACTTTTGCTGTATGTTTACTAACAAAGGATAAATTGCTGTTTTGTAAAATTCATCAATAACAGTTTGTGAATTATTAAACTTGCCTTCATCAATGCCAATCATTTGCGGCGGCACACCAAACAAACCACAAATCCGTTTCATGGTCTGCATTTTAAGCGTTGCGGCATCCGCATCTTGCAATGTTAGCATTTTGATTGATTCGTAAACCATGCCGTTGTCTAGCAACATGGATTGACCGGGTTTGCTTAAATCGGTTTGTTTAGAACCCATCATGCTTGACCATGCTTCTTTCAAGCGTGCCGCGATTTCTTTATAGCGTGAATCGGGTATGACCTGTTCTGTTCTAAATATGCCTGTGGGTTTCGCACCGTTCTGCATTACAAAGTTGGCGTATAAGTCTATGTCTTGGTCAAGACCAACTAATTCAGTTGCCAATATGCCTTTGTTAAATGAACCCGAACCTTGCCAAGCCGCATCCATAACATGAAGGATTTGATGTGCCTTCAAAGGTTCGTCTTTACTAAAGCCATAAGTCGGGGTTGATAACCTATAAGCAGGGTAACGGGTTTCCGTTAATTGCGCTGTAATAAGGGTTGAATCAAGAATATACATTTCAAGTGGCGTTTGCAAAACTTGGTCTTGGTCTTTGCGCCATAGCAATGTAAATGTTTCGCCAGCCAATTCATGCCACATCATAAACTGATACCAGTATTCGTATTGGCTTTGGAAATGGTTAGGGTTTTGTAGCAAACTAGCAACGGAACGCGCTTTTGCTTTATCACGGGCTGAAACATTAGGATTAGTGCAAGCATCAATCAATGTGCCATCATCGCCATAAGCCATAATCTTAATTGGCAGTTGTGAAACCGCACGGGCTTTGACACCAATACAAGACATGATGGTGCTGTTCCGTGATAGCACGGACATATCAACGGTTCGCCCGGCTTCAGTAACGCTTGAAGTCGTTACATATAATAATTGATATGCGGCAGATGTTGGATAAGAATTGGTGTTTCGTAATACATTGTTGCCAAGGGCTGTTTGCCCGAAAAGCGTATTGCTTTCATTGGCGGTTGGTTTTCTTTTGAATATATCTAGGATTGCCATGCTTATTCCTTAAATGCTTTCGCATAATAAATTATATCGTATCTTATAGGAATAAGTATGTTGCACTTATTTTAATCCTATAATAAATAAAAAACATTATAAATGCAATGTGTTTTTAAAAACTTCTGAAACCAAAGTTTGTTGTCAATGGATGGTCTAACGAACAATGGATGGCAATAATCAAAGCAATTACCCCATCAACCTTTGCCGACTTGTCTGCTTCATTTTTACGCACCTTGATGTTGCCATTTACATCCACATAGCATTCGCTATTAGAAATTTGCCAGCCTAAGAACGGATTGCCACTATGCCTTATGGCTTTTGACATAATAAGTTTTTCAGTATGTTTAGATGGATTGCTTAACACCGCCATGCCTTGCCCAACCTTTTTAACTGGTATGCCGGTTTCGTTTAACCGGGCAATTAAACTTGCCGCATTATACGCGTCATAACCAACTTCTTTTACATCATATAGTTGCGCTTGATTCTTAATGTAATCTGAAATTTCCCTGTCATCCATTACATTGCCTTCGGTAATTTGCAAAATGCCTGACCGAACGGCTTGGTCAAATATATCCCGATAGTGTGTCGGCACTAAAGCCAGCCCGTCTTCAGGCAGGAAAAATTTAAAGTCAGCATAGAAGTCTGTATCGCTGTAACGCTTCAAAGTGCAAACGGCGTTTAAGTCGCGTGTTGCCGCCAAGTCAAAGCCGATATAAACCGATTCGGGTTCGGGTTTATTTTCCCCAACGCTATCATCCCAAAACTGTCGGTCAATCCATGCGGTATTAGCGGACACCCAAACATTAAGCGTCTTGCATAAAAATTCATTTAACGCGGCTGGTTTTAATTTAGCCTGTTCGCATCGTTCTGCAATGGCTTCTTGGTATATGCTAATGCCGTGCATAGGGTTAGCCTTTGCCCATGTTGTCGGGTCGCGCCAATCATCTTGTTGGTCAAGTCCATATAACAAACCAAACCAGCGTGGATTGTCTGCCGCTTCACCATGCAACATAGATTCAAACATTTGCAAGTCTTCGTAAAACTTTGTGTCCTTCGTAAAACTGGCAGTCGTAATGTATATCCTAAGGGGATTGCGCCGGGCAACCATGCCTGAATGCAAGACTTCTATGCTGTTCCTATCGTGAATGGCGGCGGCTTCATCTACCAAACAACAAGAACAATTTTTTCCATCGCCTGATTTTTTATTGTCGCGTGATAGGGCTTTGAACATTGATTGCAAATCGCCGGTCTTTTTAATTTCATACTTGCTAACATCAAATACATTCTTAACTTCGGTTGGCATATTATCAACAAAGCCTTTGGCGGCATCAAATACAATCGTTGCCTGTTCGCGGTTGGTCGCTAATGTAAACACTTCAGCACCGGTTTCGCCAAACTGCAATTCGTAAAGGCTAATGCCTGCGGTGAATGTTGACTTGCCTGCCTTGCGTGGAATGAAAATAATGACATCCGTTACCATCCGCTTTTCATGGTCTTTCTTACTACGGAAACCATAGATGGCACAAAGCGCAAAGATTTGGAATGGTTCTAAAATTAAGGGTTTGCCAGCATCCGCACCCTTGGTGTGTTTAAGCGTGCCAAAGAATTTCAACACATGGTCAACATGGTCGGCAACAAATTCATATTCCCAATGCTTGTCTTCAAGTTGATTTAAGAATCGTTGGCAAGCCAGTTTGACATTATTGCAAACAAGTTTGTTGCCTTTGACAACATCTATCGCATAAAAAATACCATCTTCTAAATTCATTTTTTGGTAACTTTAACGCCTGCCAATAAATCATTATAAGAACCGGTGTTGGTAGATGTTTTGTTTAGTCTGCCTTTAGGCGTTAATCCTAATTCATTCATCAACACCACAATCTTGCTTAGGGTTTCTTTCATAATTGAAAAGTAAATGTTCGCACCCTTGGTAACGCCACCATTAAATTCAGTAATCAGACCTTCACGCGCCACACCTTTCTTCGCTTCAACATACATGGAAATTTGGTCAGCCAACATTGCCAGCAAATGTTTGTCTTGGTCAGCGTCTATGCCGTAAATGTCATACATGAAGTCTGAAGTTTCTTTGATGAACTTGCTTGCGTTCCACGCATCGGGGTTTTCTAACCAGTCGGCTTGGGGAATGCGTGCGCGGATTTTTTCAGGCAAGACAACTTCCTTGTCAGTTGACCGAACAATGCGTAAGTTTGATGGTAATGTTTTCTTTGTCATGTCTTTTCCTTTTGCGTTTAGGGAAATCCCTGAAACTACCCCCGTTTTCAAAATCGTTTTGCGAACGATTGTGTTCCCGTTTGCTAGTAGGGCGTTGCCAAAATGTTTAAGTTATTCATTTACAGCGCGTTTCCCGGCGTTATGCGACATGAAACCAAGGTGAACCTTACCTGCCCTTGGAATGATGTTTGTATAGCCTAATTTCACCATTAAACTGATGTCCATGTCAGGCAACTGAACTGTTGGTTCTTCAATCGGTTCTTCTATGTTCTTACTTGGGTCGCGGTATTTCCACACATAAGGCTGGTCGCTTATCGTTGTGTAGCCACATGACCATTGCCCATTATACTTAGCAACCCGTTCATGCTTGGCTATATATCCACCTTCCACTAGGTTAAGCAAATGGATGTTGATGCCTTGGCATGGTATGTCCAATCGTTCCGCTATCTGTCTAATAGTTAATATGTCGTAATGACAAATATCCATGATGGCTTGTCGTGTGCGTGTTGATTTATCAATCCTTAACTTACTGCGTGGCTTACTCATGTCTTATCCCACTATTCTATTGTAATCAGCATCCGTGTAGGTATGCACCCCTTCAGGTGTGTAATACAAGTATTGCCCGTGCGCTTCCATCTGTGTCTTTAGTGTGTGGCATGGCTGGCATAATGATTGAAATAGGTTGCGCCTAAACTTCACATCGTTCTGCCTGTGTGGAAACACATGGTCTATGTGTTCAGCCTGCACCACCTTACCTGCACATAAGCATCCAGCACATAATGGCTTTTGGCTTAACTGTGCCACCCGTTGTTTCTTCCATGCGGCTGTTGAATATAGTTTGCTGTTCGCCTTACCCTTATCCGTTATGCCGCCACCATGTTTAACGCAGAATGTTGACCTGCTTGTTTTAGGTTCATGGCATCCCAATTCCCTACATTCTTTGTTTAATGGCGCATAGGGCATTAGTCGTTAATAACAGACTTAGGCGTTACCACATCCTTAACAGTCTTTGTGCCAGTTTCAACTGGAAACTTTGATGCCAACTTGCCTAACACTAAGTATTCAGCCGTATCGGGTGTTGCCTTTTGAAATGCCGCCAATATATCTTTAGGGTCTAAATTGCCGTAACTGGCAACTTCCCTGTCTATGTCGCCATAACTTGCCACTAATGTTTCAACTGCTGTTTTTACATTCATGTTGTTCCCCTTACTTTAAATGTGTGTTTCATATTTCGCCCCTTAAAATCTTTGTGGTATGTTCAAGCAATTCAGTTTCCGTTCCATACTTGGCTTCAAATGCCGTTTTTCCCGAATGGAATGCTACACCGTAACCGCCATTGGTATGATGTAACGGGCATAAAGGTATTGCTAATAAATAATGCGACTTTTGCCCCATTCCTGCACCATGCCGAATGTGGTGAATATGTGGCATTGTATAACCGAACCCTTCCCTGTGGCAAACTATACATCCAATCTGACTTAGTTTATCAAAATGTTTCTTTTCCGCAATACTCATCTAATCCCCATATCAAATCCGTCAAACTGTTTACTTGGTTTAATTCAGCAATGCTTAATGCGTAATCACTTGAACGCAAGGTTAGTCTTGAATTTATGACATCGCCTTTTTGTCTAAATTTAGCGACTTCAAAAAATTCTTTTTTATCCATCCATCCAGTTACGGTAATTGTTCTTTGTTCCCTATGAACAATGCTAAAAATATACACATCGGTATTGTAATGCTTTTGCGCTTCAAAGATATTTACCAAGTAATCTAATTTTGGATGGTAATTTGTTGCGGTTGATTTAATGTCAATTTTGATTCCACTATATTGGATGTCAATGCCGCCGTCAGGTTTGTCTGATATTTGCGGTAATTCATAACCCAATAAATCCATTATTGCTGATTGGGCAACCATACCAATTAACTGGTCAATTTTTTTACCATCATCAACACCACGATTGCCATAATTGGTGTTTTTCACTAGATATTGCCCATGCGCGATTATTTCAGGCTTTATGGGGAAATTAAACATAATCAGTCCTGCAACCAAATGTCATGTTCAGCCGCCCATCGTTCAACACGCGCCATAAAATCGTTTAATTCAGCAACATTGCAGTCAGCAGTTGATTTCAATTCGTAAATAATATCACCGTTTGATTTCTTATATTCGTTGAAGCCAAGCCATTGGGCTTTCATACAGGCTTTCCACCACATAGCAGGATGATATAAGCCATCGGCGGCAGGCACATTAGCGGCAATTTCAGTAAACAACAAATGCAATCTGCTGTTCTGCGGTAATGACCTTTTTGGTTCTTGCCCACATTCTTTACACTTTGCCATTGTTTAATTCTTTTTTTATAATTGTTTTTTTATGCAAATTTAAAATCTTTAATGCAATATCGTAACTTAATTGTTTATCAAAAACATAAGCCGTATCATGTCCTAAATTTAATGCTTTATTAACAGCAACATTACTCCCCAAAAAAATAGACAATTCTGTATATAATTTTTTAAAAATTAAAACTTTTTCACCAAAGATTTTTGTTTTGTATCTAAAATCTTGATTGCAATCTGCGCCACTATGTTTATATTTTGTGCCTATATATCTATCAACCATTATTTAACCTTTCAGCCAATTCCTTGGCTTCTTTTGCGCTGTCAAAATACCCGTGGTTAGTGTTCTTATGCGATAAACCGTATTTAACTGTTCCATCGGCTTTGTAATACTTAGCAATAAACCATTCGCCCGATTTGATGCAATAGTTGTCTAATTTAAGCCATTTCATGTGCCATTGCTTCCTGTGCGTATTTCAAACTGATTTCGGGGAAATTCTGTGGGTTGTCAATGATGCGTGTTGCCCATGCACGGTAATTGGTCTTTGGCTTCAGTTTCTTTGCAACAAATGTATTTAATTCTTCTATGTGCTTTTTGTTTTCTGCGTAATTAACTGGTGATGGCAATGCAAAGTAAACATCTTCCCTTGGCTTGCATAAGGCAATAATGTCAGCAGGCTGTGGCAATTTGTTTGGGGTGTCTGTCCATACATCAAGGGCTTTTGCTACAACGCTAAATTCAAAGCGTTCTAATTTATGCCACCATATACGCAACATTTCCTTTTCGGGTGCGCCTTTGTTGTATATAGAAAACACCGCGTTAATCATGTCGGCAAACGGTCTTTTATCTGTATC